GTTGCTTTTTTTGACATAAAAACAGAAGAAGGCTATATTATAAAAGGCTTTAAAATTGTTGAAGGAAATGATGGTTTATTTGTTGGGTTTCCAAGTCAAAAAAATAAAGATGATGAATATAATGATACTGTTTTTGCTGATAAGGAATTAAGGCAGCAAACTAATGATTTAGCTATTAAGTATTATCATCAGGAAATGGAAGTACCAACAGAAGATACACCATTTTAATGAGATACAGGGCTACAATAATGGTAGATATTCATGAGAAGGATTTAGATGCTGCTCAGGAAAAGTTAGATAAAATTATTGGAGATTTGTCTAATTCATTTCAAGTATCTATTGAAGAACTACCACATGGTTCTGATGTTTCATTATAACAAAGCAGGGGGGGTTAATGGGTTTTCTCCCCCCTGCACAATTTAAAGGGCAAAAAATGACATATATATTATCAATATTAATATTAGTATTTTCATCAATGATGACCATCTATCATTTGTTTGCTGGTCATGTATGGTTACCACTTTTTATTATAACAATTATATCAGCTTATATGGTATATATAGCTAGGGAGGAATTTAATGTCTAAAGATGCTTATTATTTTAGCCATGATTCTAATGCTAGAAATGATCAAAGGTTGATGAAAGTTAGGATGCAGTATGGAATTAGGGGTTATGGTATTTACTTTGCAGTAGTTGAAATACTTAGAGACAATCAAGATTATACTTTAAATGTAAATGATATATCAAGTATTGCATTTGATCTTAGGGATGATGTAGATGTAATTTCAGATATAATATTAAATTATGATCTTTTTGTAGTTGAAGATGATGTTTTTTATTCTAAATCATTAAAGAGAAGAATGTTAGCATTAGATCAAAAAAGAGATAGATTAATTGAAGCAGGAAGGAAGGGTGGCTTAAACTCTGCTAAAGCTAGGCTCAAGCATAAAAGTAAAGTAAATAAAAGTAAATTACATAAGAATAAAGTAAATGATATAAATAAAAGAATGTTGTTATTTAAAGAGTCTTTGGAAAAACACAGCAATCAATACAATAAAGATACAATAGAGAATTTTTTTAATTATTGGTCAGAGCCTAATAAGAGCAATACAAAGATGAAATTTGAGCAGCAAACTACTTGGGATATATCAAGAAGATTAAAAAGATGGGCAAGTTATGATTTTGGTAATAGTAAATCTAATGGAGTAAAGCCTAAAATAAACTTCAGGCAACCTGATGGAAAAAATTATATAGCATATTGCAGTAAATGTAATAATTCAGATTTTTATGAACCATTTAATTTTAAACCTGAACTTATAGAATCTAAGTGCTGTAATGCAGAAATATTAAATGAAAGGAGAGTAGATGTCAAAAGTATATGATTACCATATAGATAGGCAAAAGGCTTGTGAGCATATTAATACAGAGTGGATTCCTGCTGAACCTGATGTAAATGTTCAAGAGCAATTAATTTGTGATGATTGTGGGATGGATTTAGATTTACCACAGAAAGGTGATGATCAATGACTGAAAAACAACAATTTAAAGAATTAATAGATGCAATACAATATGGTTCTAGAAAAGTTAAAACTAAACAATGGAATTTAGCAGAGTATTATAACTGCATGGCTGATTTCTTTGATTATATTGAACTACCAAGAGATGCAGATGAACACAGGGCATTGGCAAAGAATTGGGAATTGGAGAATATAAAATGAGTTTTGCCTGTTTTATATTTGGATGCTGGTTAGGTTGCATCATTGGTTTTTTATTATTTGTATTTTTAAATTAAGGGTATTTATGGATAGCACTAACACATATGAAGAAAGAAGGACATATACAGGCGTTGATCCTGAAGATGTATGTGAAGAATGGTTGCAAGGTTTTGACAATCTGTTTTATAAAAGATTTGGTTGGGGTTTTGAAGATAATACAATAGAAATGAAACATTTTTATAAACTACCTTATATGATGAAAAAAATGCCTGATTTTATTGTTGTAAATAATATAGCAAGTTTTTTAGAAGTAAAAGGTTATAGTGATTATTTGCATTTAAAAACTGCTGATTATGAACAATATAAAAAATGGAATACAATTATGCCATTAAGTTTTTTTGTTTATAATTTTAAAAGTAAAAAACATAAAATTATAGATTGGCATGAAATGAAAAATGAAAGAATACCAATGGCTGAAATAACTAATTTTGAAGTAGATGGAAAGCAAATTTATAAAATATATTTAGGAAGTTAAACTATGAATAAACAATGTTCTAAATGTAAAGAGCTTAAAGATATTAACAATTTTTATAAGAAAAAAAATAATTTAGATGGATATTCAGGTTATTGTAAAACTTGTCATAGCCAAGATGGTAAAAAATATAGGCTAAAAAATAAAAATAAAATAAAAGAATATAGGCTAAAAAATAGAGATAATATGAAAGAGTATAAGAAAAAATATTATCAAAAAAATAAAGTTAAATTAGGTGAAATAAATAAAAAATGGGCTAGGGAAAATAAAGAAAAGGTAAACAAGTTAAAAAGAAAATACTATTGGGATAATGTAGATAAAAAAAAATTGCAAAATAAGACTTGGAGATTAAAAAATAAAGATAAAATAAAAAAACAAAGAGATTCACTTAGTTTGAAAGAAAAAGAAAAAACCAAAGAGCAACAAAAAGTATATTATAAAAAAAATAAAGTTAATTTAAGAGAAAAAGCTAAAAAGTATTACTATAAAAACAGGAATGAAATAATACAAAAAGAAAGTGTAATTAGTAAAAAAAATTCAGAGGAATTAAGTGATAGATATATTAAAAATTTATTAATAAAAGGCAGTGTATTATCTTCTAGTGATATACCTCAATGGCTTATAGATGCTAAAAGAGATGAAATTAAACTGCAAAGAATAGTTAAAGCTAGAGGAAGGGATACTTGGTTAAAATAAATACTAATAATAAAAGGAGTAAATAGACATGGGCAAAAAAGCAAAAGATAAAAAACAAATTAATGATTTTGAAGATTTTGAAGATATGGTTAAAGCACATAGAAGTGTGTTAAAGTCATTAATTGATAAAGATGGTTGGTTTAAAACAAATGAAGCTGTAGAAATAAATAATGGTTTTGGTAAACAACTTGCTGTTTTAAAACTAAGGCTTGAATCTTACAAACTTATGAGAGAAATACCTAACAAAGAAGAATTGTTTCTTACAGGGAAAGATGACAAATGAAATACAAATGGTTTATACTAGGATATTTAACTGCACTAACAACAATATTTTTAGCAAGTTGCACTATTGCACCACTTGAAGCTGCTGGTTCTGATTGTGGTAATGAAAGTTGGAATCCTTGCTATGTTAAGATAGTTGATTAAGATCACAATAAAAGGCAAACCTATTGCTTTAAAAAGACATAGAAGCACTAGATCAGGTAGAATGTATGATCCAAGTGCTAAAGATAAGAAGCAGATATGGCTACAAATAGCTAGATTTAAGCCAAAAAGACCCCTAGAAGGGCAGATTATGCTTTTTGCTACATTCTATATGCCTAGACCAAAAAAGCACTTTAGAACAGGTAAATATGCAAATGTTTTAAAAGATGGAGTTCCTGAATATCATACAAATACACCTGATTTAGATAATTTGGTCAAAATGATAGCTGATATAGTTCAAGGAAAAAATAGATTTATAAAAGATGATAGTCAGATATGCAGAATACAAGCTGAAAAGATTTATAGTAAGCAACCTAGAACTGAAATAATAATAGAGGAAATATGAAAATAAATAAAATATATCAAGGTAATTGTATAGAGGTATTAGAAAATTTTCCTAATGAAAGTATAGATTGTGTAGTAACATCTCCTCCCTATTGGGGGTTAAGAGATTATGGTGGAAAAGAACAATTAGGATTAGAAGAAACACCTGAAGAATTTGTTGCTAATCTTGTTAAAGTATTTAGTAAAGTTAAAAGAGTATTAAAAAGAGATGGAACTTGTTGGCTTAATCTTGGTGATACTTATTCTGCACAAAGATGGACAAAAAAGGGAGAAACTAGCACAGAAGCGCAGCCAATGAATAAAATGAAAGATGATTGGAGAGCAATAGCACCTACAAAAAAAAGTGGATTGCCTGATAAAAATTTAACAGGAATACCTTGGAAAGTAGCATTTGCATTACAATTAGATGGCTGGTATTTAAGGCAAGATATTATTTGGCATAAACCTAATCCTATGCCTGAAAGTGTTAAAGATAGATGTACAAAATCCCATGAGTATATATTTCTTCTCACAAAATCAGCCAACTATTTCTATGATGCTGATGCAATCAAGGAAAAAAGTATTCATTTTGAAACTGATAAAAGGGCTGTAAATGTTAGAACCCCACATAAATCTGGCAAATCTATTATGGATGAATGTCAATATGCAATTAAAGGGGTAGGATATTCAGAGGATGGTAGTAGAAACAAAAGAAGTGTATGGACAATAACAACAAAACCATATAAAGAGGCTCATTTTGCTACATTTCCTCCTGAATTACCTGAATTATGTATAAAGGCAGGTTGTCCTAAAGGTGGTGTGGTTCTTGATCCATTTTTTGGTAGTGGATCAACAGGGTGGGTAGCACAAAGATTAGATAGAAAATGGATAGGGATAGAATTAAATAAAGAATATATAGATATAGCAAATAAAAGATTTGCACAACAAGATTTATTTAATCCATAAACAAATTCTTTTAATTATACAAGTTATTTATTATAAATTAACTTCCAAAATTATGAGGAAATATGGAACATAAATTAGTGCAAAGAGATATAGATAGCTTAATCTTTGCAGAATACAATCCTAGACAACTCACCAAAGAGCAATACAAGCACCTGAAAGATTCAATAGATAGATTTGGGCTTGTTGATCCTATTTTAGTTAATAAAAATAAAGATAGAAAGAATATTATTATTGGAGGTCATCAAAGGGTTAAAGTGGCTAAAGATATGAATATTAAAGAAGTTCCTGTGCTAGAATTAGATTTAACTTATGAAAGAGAAAGAGAATTAAATGTTAGGTTAAATAATAATACAGGTGAATGGGATATGGATAGCCTTGCTAATTTCTTTGAGGTTGATGAACTTGTTGATTGGGGATTTGATGAAGATGAACTTATATTGCCTGAAGAAGAAGTTATAGCTGGTTTAACAGAAGATGATGATATTCCTGAAGTAGAAGAAAGCATTTGTAAAGAAGGTGATCTGTGGATACTAGGAGAACATAGATTGCTATGTGGTGATGCTACAAAAAAAGAAGATGTAGATAAGTTGATGGATGGTAATAAGGCTGATATGGTTTTTACTGATCCACCTTATGGTGTTAATTATGAAGGTGGACACTTTCATTCAGGTGATGTTAATATTAAAAGAAAAAGAGAAAAATTAGTAAATGATGGTGATGCAAAAATATATAGCAAATTTTTATCTGTTATTATACCATTTGTAGATGGTGCAATATATACATGGTTTGCAGGTTCTAAAGGTTATGATGTTTATAATGCAATTACTGATAATAATTGTGATATTCATGCTTTAATAATATGGCATAAAACAAATGCAACATATAGTGCCATGAATGCACAATATAAGCAAAGACATGAGCCTTGTTTATATTTTAAGCCAAAAGGAAAAACTTTAAAATGGTGTGGTGCAAGTACAGAAAATACTATTTGGGAAATTGATACAGATGGTAGAAATAAACTTCATCCAACACAAAAACCTGTTGCATTAGGTGTAAAGGCTATATCTAATCATAAAGCAGATATTGTATTAGATGTATTTCTAGGTAGTGGCTCAACACTTATAGCTTGTGAAAAAACTAATAGAAAATGTTATGGTATGGAACTTGATCCACATTACTGTGATGTGATCATAAAAAGATGGGAAGATTACACAGGAAAGGTAGCAAAATTACATGGCTAGACCTAAAAAATATGATATAGATCCAAAGCAAGTAGAACAGTTAGCAGGATTTGGTTGCACTAATACTGAAATAGCTTCTTTTTTTGGATGCAGTAAAGACTTAATTAGTAAGAGTTATTCCAAGAATGTTGCAAAAGGGCAGGATGGTGGAAAGATAAGGTTGAGGAAGTATCAATGGACTGCTGCAAAGAATGGTAATGTAGCTATGCTAATATGGTTAGGAAAGCAGTATCTAGGACAAACAGATAAACAGGAAGTAACTACAACAGAATTGCCTGAAGGGTTTAAGGTTGAACTCCTTTAAATTATTTAAACATCAATTAGATTATGTTATGTGTGAGGATAAATATCCATTCTTAATAGGTGGATATGGTTCAGGTAAAACTTATGGATTTTGTTTAATGGCATTAAATCAATGTGCTAAAAATGCTGGTAAAACAATATTATTAGCAGAGCCTACATATCCTATGATTAGAGATGTATTACAGCCAACATTTGAATTAGTATTAAGAGATGCAGGTTTTGATTATGAATATAGTGCAACATCAACTAAATACAGGGTTTATTGGAAAAAGGGTTGGTGTGATGTTATTATGAGAAGTGCTGAAAATTATCAAAGATGGGCTGGTTTAAATTTAGCTGCTGGTGGTATAGATGAAGCAGATCAGTTAAAAGATGATAGGGCTTGGAAAATGCTACTATCTAGGTTAAGAGATGGTAACACATTAACAGCATTTGGTAGTGGAACACCTGAAGGCTTTAAGTTTGTTTATAAGTATTGGGGTGATAATCCTAAAGATGGTTATAAATTAATCAGGGGTAAAACAGAAGATAATACTATGTTGCCTGAAGAATTTATTAATAGCTTGAAAGAAAACTATGATGAGAATTTATTAAAAGCATATTTAAATGGTGAATTTGTAAACCTACAGCAAGGTGCTACATATTACCAATTTACAAGGGAGAACAATGTCAAAGAAAACAAATATAATCCTGCCTTACCCATCCAAGTGTCTTTGGACTTCAATGTCTCACCAATGGCTGCATCAATATTCCAAACCTATCAGCACTCTCCACAAGTCAGGGTGTTTGATGAAGTTGAGTTACATCATGGTGGAGGAAGTGAAATCTTAACTGAAAGAATGGTGCAAGAGATTAAGAAAAGATACCCTAATAATAAATATATAGCATATCCTGATCCTGCTAATCAAAGGCATACATCAGCATTACATACAGATCATGATCTATTAAGACAGGGTGGCTTTAAAGTTAAGGTGAAGCCTAAAGCACCAAGAGTAATAGATTCAGTTAATGCAGTTAATAAGCTATGTGAAAAGAATTTAATAATTGATCCTAAATGCAAAGGGTTGATAACAGATTTAGAGCAAACAGTTAATAAGGAAGGCACAAGAGAAATAGACAAATCTAATAAGGATAGAACACACTTTTCTGATGGACTTAGATATGCTATTGATTTTGAATACCCAATTATCAAACCACTAACAGGGAGTATATCAAGATGATTCCATCAACAGCACAGCTAATGGTTGAGATGAGCAAAGTAGCATATCAGGATACTGAAAAAAAAAGATGGCTACACACTAGAGAAAAGGCATATAACTACTATAAAGGTAGAACTGAAGCCTATACTAAAGGCTACTTTTCTGATAGCTTGGTTAATCAAATACCATGCCCTAATATCAACATAACTAAAAGGGTTATAGATAGAATCAGCCTAGTGTATATGAAGCCACCTGTTAGGGAGTATTCTAATGAAGATGTTGTTGATTTCTTTCACTTAAAAGATCATAAAATGCAAAGAGCAGAAAAGCTATGCAATCTATTAGAGGTGATATTGATTAAACCTACATGGAGAAAAGAAAAAATAGAATATGATATAATTAGAGATTGGGAGGTTATGTATAATGATTCAGATGATCCACTTACTCCATCTGCTATTACTTACCCTTTGTCTGTTAGGAGTAATGTGCTGGATACTACTCCTGAACATTGGGCATATTGGGATGCTGATAATCACTTCATTTATGAGAAGGGTACAGGTAAAAAAATAGTTGATCCTGATAATCCTGAAATGATTAATCCCTATTCAATGCTTCCATTTGTTGAATGCTATTCTAATGGTAAGCCTGAATCAAGCTATTTTGACACAGATGCTTCACTAGATTTGATTGCTACTAATGAAGCCTGTAATGTAGCAGAGTTTAATAAGAATGCTAATATTATGTTTCAATCATTTGGATTTGGATATATAACAGGTAGTAATATAGAGAAAGAAAAGCTAGATATAGGTCAGGAT